CCCCCGCCTCTTTGAGTACGGCGGGCAGCGCCCCGGAAACGCGCTTCAGGCTGCCCCGGAAACATTCGCCGCCAGAGGCCGGATCGGTTTCAAGGCGGCCATCAGTGACGATGCAGGCCCGCGCCGTGGCGGCATAGGTGCCGATCGACTTGCGGATCGTCTGGCCATGATCGGCCACAATGGTGCGCGTGGCCTCTCCGAGGAAGCCCGCCTCGCACGCATCTGCAAGCTCTGCCAGCGGCGCACCGAAATCCTTGGCCATCAGGACGGCCGCCGCGCGCGGGCTGTTGTCCTTGTTGCCGACAGAGGGAATGGCCGTCAGGCTGGCGCAGGCGCCCAGCGTGAAGGTCAGGCACAGCGCAGCCGCCGCGCCGATCAGGGATCGGGTCATCTTGTGTTTCCTTGTGATGAGTGAATCGCCGGGCAGAAATCCGCCACCCCGGCACGCGGATCTTCAGGCGACCAGGCTATCCCCCACCCGCGCAGACATCACCACGGCGCGGGCACGGCCGGTCACCATGATGCCCGCATCAACCGCCACATCCAGAAGCCGCACCATCCAGCCCTTACCAAAGGTCTTGAAGGTGGACAGATCGATGTAGAACCACAGCCGCGTGTTTGCGATCGCTTTGATCAGGATCACACTGTCAGCGGCAGATGCCGCCGCGATCGTCTTCGGGCCGATGCGGCCATCCACAGCCACCTTCACCCGGCCGGGAATGGCGTTGATGCCTTTCTGCAGCATACGGATGGCACGGCTTGGCCCGCTGTTTACCGCTATGTCAAATACCATCATGTTGACCCCGCGCGGCAGATGATCCCCGCGTACCGCTTGCCAGTAACTGCGATGATACACCTCCAGCACCCTCTCCGGGGTCAGCGCGCGCATCTCAGCTTCTGACACCTCAGAAACCTTGCGGCCCGTCCAGGCGGCCCAGGTCTTGCGCGTCACGCCCAGATTGGTCATGCCGCCGGGGTCCAGAGGGTGGTTCACAAATCCGCCTTCATGGCTCAGCGTTTCAGCAAAGCACAGCTGGAATTCTTCTGTCAGTTCAATGACGCTCACAGCCCGATCCCCTTCGATTTGAGATAGATCCCTGCGCCAGTCCGCACGGCGCGGAACACCGCCTTGCGGAAGCCAGACCGGCGCTCCGGGAATACCGCCTCCCGGCCCGCGACCTCTTCCACCAGCGCGGCGTTATCCGGATCGATGCGGGTGATGCGGTCCGGGAAGAAATGGCGGGCAAATTCGACGCCGGCATAGGCGGCCGTGCGGTGGATCCATTTGACGCCTAGATCTTCCATGGCCGCGAGGTAGAGCGCGTTGGCTTCTTTCAGGCTCAGCAGCCCGCTTTCCAGCGCCCAGTCATGCAGCGCCGGCGGGCCCCACCAGGCCGGGTTTTCCGGCTGCCAGGGCCGCAGCAGGCGCGGCAGGGAATGGACATCGAACACGAACCCTTCGGGCACCATAAACCCGCGATAGACCACCTTCCGCTTGAGCCGCCATTCCGGCCGCCCCTGACGGAATGTCGGCAACCCCGTGCCCGGATCGATGTTCCGCTCAACATCTGCCCAGCTCAGGATCAGGCCGATCTCGATATCCCGATTTTTCGGGGTGGGCTCGCGCGGCGTGCGGAACATGAGCGTTACTCCGAAGCCGGAGGATCGCCAGAGCGCAGCACATGCACCGAGCTGGGCTTCACCACGGCCGGGCCCACCGGCGGCGCGGGCGCAGGTTCCGGCTCTTTCAGCGCCTCAAACAGATCTTCAAGGCCCGCATCGGAGAACAGGTCTTCGAAGGACTGGACCAGATCATCAATGCGCTTGTCGAATTCAGCCTGCAGCGCATCATAGCGCTGGTTGGCCTCGCGTTGCGCAGCATCGATTTTCTCATTGGCTTCCTTCTGGATTGCCTCGCTTTTCGCCCGCATTTCGACGCGGTACGCGAGCACATCGATCCGCAGCTTTTTTGCCCTGCGGAAGGGCGCACTTTCCGTCACCAGCTCCGCAAACATCGGCAGGCCGCCGCTGAGCATCATATTGGCGAACATCAGTTTCTTCTTGTCGATAATAGACATGGGTTGCCTCCTTCATAGGCGGGGTTGATCAGTTGCCGGAATTAATGGCGGCCGCTCAGTAGCTCTGGCGCCCAGCAGTGTAGAGGGCAGCGATTTCCGCGCCGCTCAGCGCTTTGTTGTGCAGGCGGATGTCACCATACCGGCCTGCCCACGGATCAAGGAACGATGGCCCGGCCAGCGCATCGGTATGATCATTCTGCGTATAGTCGAAGGCGATATGGCGAGGGCCAAAGGTCAGGATGCGGTCGGCATTCAGATTCGGCGCGGCAGCCCCGAGATCTATTGTCTCGACACCGTTGCAATAGGTTTTCCAGCCATCCTCTCCAAGCGTGACGGCATAGAATTCCCAAGCTCCTACCGCGTTGCCGGTCTCGCTCTCACCTTCGATCGCAAACCCGTTCCAATCCATGATGAAGAATTGCCCGGATGGATCGCCGGCAAACAATTGGAAGCTGCCCGTAGAGCCGCCGCCACCTGTCCACCCGTCGCCATAGCCGAGGATGGGCGTAAAGCTGACACTTCCTGCATTCCGGTAGCGCCAGAAGGTGAACGTTGCGGCGCTCAGCGCGCCCACAGTTGCCATCACGTCCACCCCGTCCAGGATCAGCAGCCGGTGTCCGGACATCGCCCCATCCCAGCTGGCGATCACACCCGAGCCGGGATTGACGATCCAAAGCGGGCGGCTGCCGATGGCGTCCGGAATGATCCCAGAAGCATTACTGCCCGCATCCGGGTTCCAGGCATGCAGCGTGAAGGCATCAAAGGAAGGCCCGGATGGCGCCAGCGGCCAGATCTGCTCAGCCCCCAGCATCAGCCGTGCTGCCCCGCCCAAGTCTACAGCGGCCGCCCCCAGATAAAGCCCGGCCATCAGTCCGTCACCACATAGAGTGTATTGGCATCGGGCGGGCTCAGCGCGTCATAGGCTGCCTGCGTCAGGCGAACGATAGCGCGGACGCCCTCTACCTTCACAAAGGTCTGGAAGGCGTTGGCGGCCGTCGCCAGGGCAAGGTTGCCCTCATCCGTAATGAGGTATGGCTCGCCGGCCGCGAGCCCGTTGCTGGCAGCCGCAGCGGTGATCTGGGCACGGGTGCCCCGCTTGATGCGAATGGGCGTTGGCATGTTAACTCCGGTTCAATTGAGCGCCCCACGAGCACAGCGAAGGCGCAGGCGCCCCGCGCCAGAGGCGCGGGAATAGCGGCGAGCATTTTTCAGAACGTCCCGCCATCGATGAGCACGTTGTTGAGCGTCACCCCATCGAGGTTTCCGCCGGTGATATCGACGGCATCCGCAGATTGTCCCGCCATCGATCCGGCATCCGTGATCTGAGAGAGGGTGTGGGTGTGCGCCGAGGGCGGATAGGAGGCAGGCCTGTTGGCAACGACAGACCAGTCCGGCGTGCGGTCTGCCATCTCGACATAGCTCGCCTCCAGCACTTTCGATCCCGTGCCGGTATAGCGCCACTCCCGGCCGTCACTGGTGACAACCGAGGAGCCACCCCGGATATTGTCCTGCTGCCCGGCGTCCAGATCGGCAATGCCGCCGCTGGAAACGATCGGCGCAGCAAACAGCGCCGCCGGAAGCCGCGCAATATCGATGGTGCCGGTGGTGATCTTTTCGGCATCATGGTTTTCCGGCGGGAATTCGGAGGGCCGCCCGGAGATACCGCCCCAGGCCACCTGATCTGCCGTAACGGCCGCCGTCACCTTGCCATCATCGTTCGGATCGTACACGGACTTCAGCATGTCGCCGCCGCCGGCAGAGCCCACCGCCGCCTGCACAAAGGCCGTTGTCGCAAGACGCGTGGTGTTGTTCCCGCCGGGCGGCGTCGGGGCGGTCGGCTCCCCCGTCAGCGCGGCACTGGCCAGGGCGGCGAAATAGCCGCGCCCGCCGATCGGCACGATCGATGTGGCATTGCCCGAGCCATCATCACCGAATCCGGCATAGACGATATCGTCCACCATGTTCCAGCAGATTTCGCCAGAGAGCAGGGTGGCGGGCGCCCCCGGCAGTCCGGAGACACGGCGCTTCACTCGAATGGTTTGCGGCATCAGAAAAATCCTCCGTCAATGCCAGTTACTTCGCCCGGCGGGCCGATCAGGGTTTGCAGCCATTCCGCCTCAGTGCCAGAAAAGCCGTTTGCGACCGCCACCTCATAGGCAGACGGCCCATCCGGACCGATCGGCCCGGCTACCCGGATAAGCCGCATCGATGCGTTCAGCGGCTCACCGGGAAGGAACTCGACACGGGCATAGGCCAGCGCCGGATTGAATGTGGCGAGCGCATCAGACATTTCGCGTCACCGTCTTGCGCACCGGCCAGAACCACCGGCCGGGGATCACGTCGCGGGCCGCGCCATCGATCCGCACAATGTCGAATGTTACATCGCGGTCCGGCGTCATCAGGGCGGTTGCCGAGGCGGGCAGCAGCAGGGTGAGAAGCGTTTCGGCATCTCCGCGTACGCGCGTAATGCTGCCATCGGCCGTTCGCGCGGTGAACAGCGGATCACCCGCATCATCCACCCCGGCGCGGAATTGCGCCACCAGCTCGCCCGTCTCCAGGTCAAGCGCATCGGCGGCCGCGTTGGGATAGGCGATTGCGAGGTGCGCATCATAGCCCGGCGCAATCGGCTCAACAGGATATTGCATGCCGAACACTTCCTTTCATGTTTGATCAGTCGCCGGATGACCGGCAATGCCGTCAGGGGTAATACTCGCTCAGCAACTGATCATCGATGGCGAGCCGGTTGGTGGCAGAGATGCCGCCCACATCGGAGGTGGAAACGGCGCGCGGCGCATTTGGTCCGCTCGCAACGCCGTTGTCATAATAGGCTGCGTCGTCATAGGGCGTGATATACTTCGTGAACAGACGGCCTGAATTGTTCATCGGATTGTTCATGCAGAACACGCCATGCGTGGCATAGTTGGTGTCCTGGTGAACGGCCCCGCCATAACCGACATCAGAGAACCGGTTGAACGTTGCCCCATCCAGCACGATCGCAGCCCGCACCGCCGGCGGCGTGTTCCACGCCTGGTGAACCGGCTGGATACAGCCGGTATCGTCCAGCTCCACATCACCGAATGTGTTGCCCGATCCGGTGATCCAGATGTTCGATCCCTTGCTTTCCTGAATACGGCTGTTGGAGAACTTGTTGCCCGTCGCGTTGAGGGCAAGGTTCGTAAACGCCTGATCCCCCCACAGCCAGGAAAGATTACCCTGCCCATTGAAGCTGAGCTTCAGGTTGATGAGGTTATTGTTGCCGCCCATGTCCTGAAAGTAGAGCCCCGGCCCCTCGCATCCGATGACGTGCATCGTGGAGATGTTGGCGTCAAAACCGGCCATGAAGAAGCCTGCCGCCCCTGCCCTCATGATGTCGACACCCATAACAGTGCCGGCATGCGAGCCGGAATGCTCAAACCCGTTCCAGCCGGTCTCCAGGATGTGCATGCGGCTGAACATCGGATAGCTGTCGACTTGCGGCAGCATGGGCCCCGGCGTGCCAAAGAGGTGCGAATACATCGTCAGGCCGCCATAGCTTGCCAGCGCCTGACAGAAGCGCGCCCCATGGATGGAAAAATCCCCCATCGCAATGAAGTCCGCATACATATTGCTGGCGCGCAGAAGCGGCGCGGGCTGTGTCGGCACAAAGCTGGGGTGATCCTCATTCGATATCCCGGAGGTCCCGAATTCCTGCCAGTATTCATACCAGGCAGGCGCCAGCGCCCCGTCATCCAGCCGCATCAACATGGATTGGCGCAGGCCCCGGCCATAGATCGCCGATCGCGGATAATAGCGCAGCGCGCCCGTCAGGCCGATGCCGTTCGGCAACATCACGGCCGCGCCATAGCTATAGGTGGAGCGCGCCCGCGCCGCATAGAGCGCGGCCTGAAGGCCAGCGGTGTTGTCCGTACCGAACAGGCAGTCATTCGTTCCGAAATTCGTGGTTGGCGTCATGGCGACGCGCACACGGTAATCATCCAGAACTTCGGTGATCGTGGTTCGGCCGGGGAAGCCGCCATAGGCGTTGGAGAGCTGCAGCACATGCCCCACCTGAGCGCGCGCGCCCACCGGCTCTATAAACTCCACCACATTGTTTCCCGCTTCGGTGATGGCGCCCCGCGTGAAGGTGCCATCGAAGCGGCAGTTATAGGGCGGCTGCGTCACATCGATGAAGCCGGTGACCTGCCGCAGCACTTCCGCGAGGCTTGCCCGGTAGCTGATGCCGGTGTCTGTGTTCAGCACCTGCATATGATAATCGATGCCCTCAGCGCCCACCGTCCAGGGCGCAAGGTCCTGCGTCCGCCGGGCCGCAAACAGGTCCAGCGGAAACTTGCGGATCACCCCATCGGCAATGATCGGCACCAGCGGCCCGGCATGCTCAGGCGCAAACGGCGCCGCGCGCAGTGTCAGCGCATCGATCGCGGCGTAGGAAATGCCAGCCGAAGCCGCGATCCGCGCCGGGCATGGCACCAGATGCGAATGGCCGAAGCCGTCCGAGAGCGGATAATGGCCATCGCCATTCGGCCCGCCATCGATGACGCCCCCTGCCCATTGCCGGAATTCTTCGCTGGCATTGCCAAAGCGTGTCACCGCCACCGCCAGCAGGCCGGTGAGCTGGGCAAGGGAGTAATCGTCAAGGTTCTCCCGATGGATCAGCCAGGCGCTCAGTGTGATGGACGGCGCCCCGCCCGCCACATCGATCATCAGCCGCAGGTAGCGATAACGTGTATCCACTACCTGATTGGTGACGATCACGGCATGATCCCCAACCGCAGACATGGCCAGCCCCGGCGCCACGATGTCCACCACGCCGCTGGCAAAATCAGAGGAAGCGCACCCCTGCAGGCGCAGCCCATATGTCTGATCCCCGGAGGTGGTGATCGCCGACACATCAAAGATCAGATAGCCGTCAAACAGCCCGCCCGCGCCGCAATCGAACACACGCGCGGCGCCGGCAACACGGCCCGCCCGGTTGACGGTCACAGCCGCGCCGCCATCCTCCAGAACATGAGAGGGACTTACCGCCGAAGGAAAGGGCATCAGACAGGCTCTACAAGATCAGGATGCGGAGGAAGGGACGCCAGCGCCGGGACTGCCTCCCCCGGATTGAGGCAGCCCGCCGGCACTTCGCGCCAGGTTTCGCCCGGCCGGAGGCGCGAATTGAGGTTTGCGGCGGTGGTCTGCACAATGATGCGCAGTTCACCAGAAGGCCGGAAGATGGCGCCCGTGATGCTCATTTCTTCAGTTCCTCCTTGATGACCCGGCACCACTCCACCGAAACGGTGTTGGGGCTGGTGCCGCCCGCGCCCGATGAGGCCCGGTTGGCGCGGATACGGATCTGCAGGTTGCGCGTGCCCGCCGGCACATCCGTGAAGGCAAACGTCCATTCCTGAATACAGCCGAACAGCGGATGCAGCAGGTGATAGCGGCCATCCATCACGACGCCATCGATCAGGACTTGCGCGAAGACGGCGCAATAGGTGCCGCCGTTCAGGAAGTTTGCGAACGAAACATGCAGTTTCAGGCGCCCGCCCTCATGCACGATGTCATCATCCAGCACCGTGGAGAAACCCGTACCATCCGGCGGGCTGGCCACCTCATTGGTGGCGCTGGCGCTGAGCGTATGCGGACCATATTGGAAGATGATCTCCGCTGAAGAGACCGAATTGTCCACCAGGCTGTCAGTGGTGATGGAGTTGGCCTGGACGCGGCGCACCCACACCTCATCCATGCGCACAATCCCGCCCGTCACGGCAAAAGGATAGAAGGGCGCGGTCAGCGCATTGCCCGGATCAACGATGGCGAAATTGGTGGTGAGGAAGTAGACGCCGCTGGTGGCGGGCACCCCGTCATTATAGATCACCATGCCATTGATATGGCCGTTGACATCGGTGGTCAGCTGCAGGCGCGCCAGGCTGCCCGCCACGCTTTCATACAGCACCGTGATATCGGCCCGGCTCGCATCATGCTGGCTGCGCAGCGTCGTCAGGCTGATGGCCGACGAACCCGGTTCGCCGCTGGACGGCACCGTCACCGTATCTGCGCTCAGAATGAAGGCCGTGCCGGCACCATTCCGCACGCCCAGCAGGGAGATATCCACCGCGCTGTCTTCGGCCACCTCGCGGGCAGCAACTGCCACGGCCCCCACCGTCTGCCCGCCAATCCAGAGCAGTGGCTGGACGGCCGCATTCCACGCGCCCCGCATCAGGATCTCGCGGGCAAGCGACTCGGCATTGGTATCGATGCCGCTCAGCACCTCAGCGGCCGCCCGGCCGCCCACCGTGCTGATATCCCCCACCCGGTAGAGCGAAGTGGAATAGAACTCCTGATAGGGCGACCAGGCCGAATAGCGCTCCCCCTGCCGTGCCCGGAAACGGATCGCGAAGGCGGTGGACGGCGGCAGGCCTACAAAGGCGTCTACCGTCAGGACATTGCCGGGGATCTTCGCAAACTGGCTTGCCCCGGAGATGGCGAGCGCTGAGCCGGAAAGGCCGTTGGAGAAGCCCAGCTCGCAGATAATTTCGTCCCCGATGAACTCGGCATAGGCCGCATGCGTCAGGCGCACTGCCGGCAGCGTGGCATCCCCGGCCACAAGCGCCACCGGCGCCGCCGTAATGACGGGTGGGGGCAAGGCCGCCAGCTCCGAAGGCGGCACATCCGGCGGCACGGTGACATCCCGCGCCGTTTCCGCCACCCATACCAGCTGATCGGGGTAGACTTCCCGCGACGTGACGCGGATCGATCCGTTGGCGAACTTCTTGCATTTCTTGGCAATGAACATCTTGCCATCGGGAAAGCCGCGCAGGTCGCTTTCCCGCACGAACCATTCCCCCGGCTCGATAACCCGCCCCGGCAGGCGGTAGGTTTCTTCCATCTCCAGAATGCAGCGGCTGTCTTCAATCACCAGCTTCAGGACGCGCTGCCCTCGCTCGGCATTGATCTCAAGGTCCAGGTCGCGCGTATCGAGGATTTCGCCGCCATCGGCGTCCACATAGGCGTCTATGCTGACCTTCGGGATATCATCCTTCTTATAGTCATTGTCCGGATTGATGAAGCGCCCTTCCAGCGTGTTCACCATATCATCGATGCCGGCGCCGGGATCGATGCGCGAAGGCGTGCCGCGCACAAGGTCGCCATCGCGGATCGTGATGACCGGCGTGCGCACCACCGGCGGCCGGATAGCCAGGCGCCCGCTCTGGGCGATCGGCCGCGCGGCCATCTGCGCTGCCAGCAGCTCCAGATTCTTGTCATGGCTCTTGTCGGCAGAGAGGACGCCATTGACCTCATACCGCCGCTGGACGCCGCCATTCTTCAGCGGCACAAGATCATCGCAATGGTCAGCCAGCGCTGCAAACTCGGCATAGGGTACGGCGTCTACCGCCTCCCCCACGCCGAACCACATGGCGCTGGAGCCAGGCATGATCCGGATGCCGCTGCGGTAGTGATCCGTCGCCACCATGGCATTGGTGGAATATTCCCAGCTGTCAGGATCATCCCAGCGATGGGCGCCGGTGCCGCCGCGCGTAGAGTCCTTACGCCGGTCATAGAGTCGCGCGCCCTCACCGCCGAAGCGGTAATCGAAATCCTCTGCAAGGTCGCTGTCCCAGCGATGCTCTATGATCGCATAGGCCACCCCGCGCAGCCGGTGGTTTGCCGTCCACTCCGGAGAGTTGGCAGAGAGGAAGGCATCGCCGGCCTGGTTGTGCCGCCCGTCATAGAAGGTGATCCAGCAGCGATCTTCGCCCTTGTCATTGGGCAGGCGGATCAGCGTGCGCACCCCATGCGCCAGCGGCGCGCTGCGCACCAGGTCGCCATTGACCCACAGCCGGTCCAGCTGGTTGATGCGGTGATCGGCAATGGCGATCACACGGTTGAGATAGATCGTATTGGCGCGGTTGGCGAAGGCGGCCACGAAGGAGCCGGAGGTGACAAACCGCCCCAGCGCCAGCTGGCGCGGCTGGGGCTCATATTCATCCTGCAGCCTGACCGAAAGCGGCTTGGTCTTTTTGTAATTCGTCCGCCAAAGGATCGTCTTGCCTTCAAGCTTCGCGATGAGGTCGAAACCCAGATCTTCCGGAAACACCCGCTTCTGACTTGCAGGCGTGCGCAGTTCCATCCGGCGTTCCAGATAGGCCAGAACGCCGCTTTCGATTTCCATCGTCAGCGTGGCCGGGCTGCCCGCCTTGATCTCATCCGAGAGATTGCGGATGCGGCCGCGCTCATCATCCAGAACCGTGCCATTGTCCGGCACATCCCCGAATTCCCATGCCACCTGCCGCAGGCGGATCGCCCGCCGGCGCCAGCGCTGATCCAGCAGCCAGCCGATCGGGTCAGCGTTCACCGTCTGGCGCGAGCTGTCGAACTCCAGATCGATCGTCTCGGATTTCAGCGAGTCGGTGCGTTGCAGGGCTTCGGGCGTTTTCCAGCGCGCCCCGAGGCCGGTATAGGTCTGGCCATCAAACACGGCCGGGCCGGTCCCACTCCACCAGCGGGCCGTCGTCTCATCCAGGAAGATTTCAAGGAACCAGCGAGCTTGCCGGGCCATCAGGCGAGCACCTGCTCTGCCTCAAACGAGATGCGCCAGTTTTTGTTGCCCTGCGTCTTCTTCGGCGGCTTTGCGAGGCGGAACTCGCCCAGCGCCCGGAACCGGCGCGGGTCGGGCGTGGTGGCATGCGGTGCCCATGGCCGGGGCCACACATTGACTGTGATCGCGCCCACGCCATTGGCAGTTGCCGGCGTCACCACCTTGCCTACCCAATACCCGCCGCCCAGGGTCCGATAGCTGATCATGTCGCCAATGCTGGCAGCCCGTCCCGCGCCATAGCCCGTCAGGCTGATCTGGCTATTGGCCACATTGATGCCCTCCAGGGCCAGCCCGGCATCCGACAGGATCAGACGGTCGCGCGGGCGCACCCGCAGGGACCGCCAGATCGTGAAAGAACATTCCTGCAGCCGCCGGCGCGCAAGGAAGGCGTCCCATTCATCGAAATGATCTTCGCTGATCACCTCCACCTTGACATTGATCGTCCAGAAAGGCTCGGCAACCTCCAGCACATCGCCTGCCCCGTCATTGGAGAAGGCCGATGTCTGGTTGTCATTCTCTTCCCAGGTTGCCTCAACAATGCCGAAGCTGGGGGCAAGTTCGCGTGTGAACATGGATCAGCCCCCGAAGAACTTGCTGCGCAGATGGCGCGGTGTGGTGTGCTTTCCGTGACGCACGATCATGCTTTCCACCATTTCGGCCATGTCGCGGTCGCGCTGATCGATCAGGGCACGGAATGCGGGCAGCGTGTCCTCATTGACAGGCCCGTTCATAACGAAGGTGGAACCGCCAATGCTGACACTGCGCGCAGCTCCGGAAAAATAGGCAGGCGCCACAGTCTGCGGCTCCGCAGCCCGCGCCAGGCGCGCCTCCACATCCACCCCGTCATTCATCAGCCTGAGCAGGCCTTCATTCCGGCGCGTGGCGGGCTCATTCATCACCGACTCGCCCCGCGAGATGCGCACCACATTGCTGTCAGAGCGCGGACCGCCCCGGCCCTGATAGTCGACCACGCCATCCTTGAAGCCACTGATGGCAGAGGCGGCGATGCCGGCAATCGTGGCGAGGCCGGTCATTTTGGCGGTCGCAATCAGAGGCGCGTTCGCAGGCGGCGGCGCAGCAGCAGCCGCCTTGGCCACCGCAAGGTTCATCTGGACATAGGCGCTCGCTAGTGCGGCCGCCTTTTCGGCGAGGAACATTGCCTTGTAGATACCGCTGTTCTCGCCCGCGAATTTCTTGGCGAGACCGGAGGCGGCATTGAAGCCTTTCTCTATGGCATCGAGCTGCGCAGCAGCTGCTTCTTGCCGCAGCGCCGTGATTGCCGCTTCTGCCTCTTCGGTGATCTCTACTTTGCGAGCTTCATATTCCTGCTTGCGCTCGAGATTGAGGGCGTACCATTCCTCCAGAGCCGCGAGCTTTTCGGCCTCAACCGCGTTCAGGCGTTCAACCTCATTGGAAGAAAACTTGCCCTTCCCCAGTACCTCGTCTTCAAGCTCTTTTTTGCGGGCCGCGTAATCCTCATCCAGCGCTGCCTTCGCTTCGGCCTTCCGCGCTTCGTCCTCAATTTCCTTATCGATCAACGCCTTTTTCTGGTCGTACTCCGACTGCAGAAGATGCGCCATCCGGCCATGGGTTTCATCACGCGCGGCCTGGATCTCGGCAAGGGCGTCCTTTTCGGCCTGCACCTTGTCCGCCTGCCGCTGGTACTCGGCATTGTCAGCGTTGAGCTGGGCAACCTCCAGCTCCTCAATCTGGGCAAGGTAGACATCATTCGCCTGCTGACGAAGTTTATCGGCTTCGGCCTGCTTAAGGCCTGCAGCATCGATCGCTGCCAGCCGCTCATCCCGCACCCGCGTGATGGCTTCCCGTTCGGTCTCATAGACCTGCCGGTAGGCATTGCGGATTTCGTCCAGTTTGGCGAGGGTATCCTTTTCAGGATCGCTGCCGCCCCCGGCTTTACCGGACGGCTGATTTGCAGACATCACAGCCTGAAGGCGGCCCTTGAGCACAGCCGCAGCCGTCGCCACATCCCCCTTGAGGATTGCGTCTGTGAACTCCTTAGACGAACCATCCCCAAAGAGCGAGACCCCAATGTCCGTGCGGCGCCGCTCAAGGCCCGCAAGGGTGGCGCGCGCCAATCCGATCTCCGAGTCAAGTTCCGAAGTGTCAATGGAAACTTTGGCCTTCCCGCCAGCTGCGAGCGCTTGTGTCCCGAGACCTGAGTTTGCGACTGCCTGACGGTTCAACCGATCCCGCTTAGCAAGCCCCTCATCAATTGCCGCCTGCGTCTCGCTTATCTGGGACTGAAGGTCAGCCATTTGCTGAAGGAATTGCGCGATCGTGGCGTCCTGCATTGCTGCAGCAACTTCCCGCAGGGCTCCAGCGAGAAAGCTTACCGGCTGAACGGATTCGCCTGCCTCTTCGCCGATACGGGCGATGACCTTGCGATCTACGTAAACTTCTGTCTGCTGGAGCGCTTCATTCGCGCCCTGTTGCGCCTTCCGAAGCCGCTCCAGGGGGTCTACTGCCTTGCCGGCATTTAGAGCAACCAGCGCAATAGCGCCCGCCGCCGCAGCCGCCATCATTGCTATACCCACTGGCGACAACAAGAACGCAGACGCGGCCCGCAGCAGCGCCATGGCGCGCGCCCCGGCCGTCGCGCCCACCGCAACCCCCTGCAGCCCGCTCGCCACCGCCAGCAGCCCCTGCGTACCATAGAAGCCGGCCAGCGCAGCCGTGCCGACGATGATCGCCTCGGTCAGGATATCGAGATTGTCGGCTGCGAGATCGATCAGCGTCACGAGGCCTTTGGTGCCGGACTTGACCACCTCATTGGTGCCGACAAATTCGATCAGCTTGTTGCGCAGGCGCGTCACCGCCTCGCCCGGCCCTTGATCCAGTGTCGAAAACTCTGCCTTCAGCGTCTCAGCCTGACTGACCAGCGCCTCGAACAGGTCGCTGCCAGAAACATCACCATCCGCGATCAGTTTGCGCAGTTTTGCCACGCTGCCGCCGGCGCCATCAACGCCATCTGCAAAGGCCTGCGCCAGGCGCGGCGTCCCCTCGATAATCGAGTTGAATTCCTGCAGCTGCACGCGCGGACTCGCGATGGCTTGGCTGAGCTGCGTAAACGCGCCTTGAACCCCCGCCTGTCCGGTATTGGCAAGCCGGGCGCCCTTGGCGGCCGCCTCGGCAAACACCAGAACAGAAGCGCCAGACTTGCCAAGATCGCGGGCCGACCGGGCCGCCGCGCCGGTCACGCCAGACAGTTCCTGCAACGGCGCACGCGCATCATTGGCGATCTGGTTCAGCGCGCTGGCAGACTGCTGTGCCGGACCCAATACATCCGTATACTGTTTCAGCGTGTTCGTGGTGTTCCGCCACGCGGCCTCATATTCCAGCACCTCGCGGCCTGCCACACCAACCGCGATCCCCACGATCGCCCGGCGCACATTGCGTGACATCTGCTCAGCCTGACGCTCAATCGCAGTCAGGCGTTGCTTGCCCGATTTTTCCAACTTCCCGAAAGAGTCATCGAAGGATTTGAGAAGCCGCCGCTGCTGCGCCTCAATCCGCCGCGTATTCAGGGAGAGTTCGGCGATTAGCGCCTGCACATCATCAGACATCAGATCCAAACCATGCTAGGGCATCCTCACGCGAGGGCGCCTCAATCTTTTTGCCGTCAGCCCCATCGGGGTTGTTGGCCGCCGTCCACGCATCGCGGAACGCGACGTACTCCCAGAAGGTCAGTTCACTGAACCCGTCCGCGAACCCCATGAGGAGCGCATTGCCTCGAATGACCGCGAAATCCATGAGATCAGGCGGCCCATCGGCTTTTTTCCGGGATCGTCCGCCTTGTCTGGCAGGGGCGCATAGAGCCCGGCGGCGAGGAGCGCCAGGGCAATCATGCGCTTCTCCCCATACGGAATAAAAATCGCCTCTTCCCCGGAGATCAGCTGCTCTGCCAGCGCCAGATCCATGCCCCCGCCGCGCAGTCCAGCGATCAGGATGAAATCACTCCAGCTCGGCAGGTCTTCTTCCGCCTCAAAGGCGCGTACGATTTTCAGCGGATGCTTGCCGATGCGTTCCTGGACAAATTCAAGGGCCGGAATTGGCATCCGGCCCGTGAACTTGCGATTGTCCAGATCAAGGACAATTTCGCCGCGTCGCATGCGTCAGCCGCCCGGTGCCGGCGGGGCGCCCAGCGTGAAGGGCAGCGATCCGGTGATCGTGAAGGTCGCCGAAGCCGTGCAAACCTCAGCATCGCCACCGGTGAACTCCAGCTGCGAAGGGAAGCCCCGGCCTTCCCAATAGCCCAGCACCGTTGTGCCATCCGCTTCAGAGTAAACGACGATCCGCATGTTTCGGGGAGCCGCCCCCTCTTCCATCCATTCGTCCGCCAACGCGAAGGAGGCGGGCGTGAACTGGCCTTCACCTGACACCGAAGGCGGCGCGATGCTGGTGGGGAAGGATCTGTCAGTTGTCAGAGCGGTCGGATCATCATCATCCGGCACAGGGGCGGTGGCGACGTTGATCGATTTGGTGATGGACTTGCTGGTGTTCAGCAGGGTCATCTTTGAATAGGTGCCGGGCGTTGTCTGGCTTTCCACAAGGATCGCAACGCGGCGGCCAATATCGACGGGTGGCTGAGCCATGGGGCCAGCTCCTTTCTTTCTCAGTTACAGGAATGCCGGTCACGCCCCCGGCCAGGCCTATCGAACCGGGCGTCAGGCCGCCGGCACGAATCTCATTTCAAAGTCCAGAACCCCGTGGCGGACATTATCGGCCGGGTCGCGCATATAGCGCTCCAGAATGTTTCGTCCGTACACCAGCTGGAAGCCGGGAACATTGAGCGCGATA